AAAAGTTCCTAATTCTTGCGTAACGGATAATTCACCTGAGCTGTCAAACGCCAGGACCTTAGATGCACGATCTGTAGCTGAGTTGGTAAACTCAGTTGAAGTCATAGTGTTCGTTCTTGATATTTTCATAGAACGATCAACTTCTTCTTGCACTTCCTGAATTTGCATTTGCAATTTGTCTAAAGTTGACTCATGGGTTTCAGCTGGAAATGGATCGTTGGCTACATAATCTGTTTCTTGTACTAAATCAGTATCTCGAATAAGGACCACAGTTACGCCTGAAGCTGGAGCTGTGCTAAATGTTACGGTGCCGCCTGATGAACCAGCATCAGCAATAGAATAGTGTGTGCCGAGTTCTTTAACGGTTTCTGCACCAGCTGCACTTCTTTCAATAACAATCAGCTCTGCCGTTGTGTTAATAGCAAAAGTGTAATTAAATGCGGTTGTTGAGCCATTGCCGCTATAACTGTTCTTCACAGTTGTAGTTGATAGTGTCATAATTGTCCTAGGGTAAAAAAAAAGCCAGCATTATAGCCAGCTTACAGTTAAATCTTGGAATACGGATTTGTGGTAATTGTATTAAAATTACTAAGTTATTCGGACCAAGATGTCAAAAATTATTTATTGAATAGTTTTAAGCCTTCTTTGGCTATGGTAATCATTTGATAGTATGTATCATCTAATATTTGTCGTTTTTCAATAGGGCTGTAATTAACCTTATCTCGAATAACAATATTAATTAAACTTCGTTGTGCATTTAAAACTTCAGCATAAGATTCCAAAGCTATATAATCAAACCCAATATCTTGATCTATAATATCAATTACGTTACCAACTTCAGTAGGTTCTACTTTATTTAAAGTTGCTAAAGCTGTTTGTATTTCTTCATATTCTTTATAAAAATCTTCAATATATTCAGAACCTGAAGATGGGTGACGCACTACAAATGCTTTTATAAATGGCATGTCAGACAATTTTTTTGCTGGCCTGACAGGATCTTCTACAATACCACTTGCTATTAAAGCTGTGTCAGCAGCTTCTAATGCATATTTACCAAGTGTACCTGACCAGCCTTTTAAAATAGCATCAATTCTTGCTGGGCTAGTAACTGGTGAAAATGTTCCAGCTTTACCATCAGGATCAGCCAAGTTCATAAGAGCTCTAACTGTATTACCAACTTGCTTGGCTACTTCACTGGTATATGGAGTATATTGATATTCAGGTAAAATACCTTCCATACTATAAGGGACGATAGGTTGATTGGTAAAAGTATTTTTATTAAATGTTTGTTCCACAAATGGTTTTACTATGTCAGGATCAGGAATTAAATCAGTTGCATTATCTGCTACAAACTCAGTTAAAAATTCAGATACATCATCAGGAGTGTCAGAGAACATTAAATCTAATATTCTTTCTGTACCAGTACCAAAAAGAATACCAGGTCCAAATGGTTTTGGTATTCTATAAACAACTTCTTCGGGTCCTTCTCCATTAATAACAATCCAAAACATATCTTTTTGCCATTGAGGTAACTCTTTATATGTTTCTTTATCGTGATTAACCCACCACATTAAGGCACTTGGCAACATAATATAAGTAGCTATTCGAGCAGTAGTAATTCCTGGTTGATCTCTAAAACCTTCCGCTAATTTAGCCCATCCTTGAATATTGGCATTAAAGAAAGCAGTAATAGCATTAATAGATTGCATCTTAGCACCACGTTTGGAGAAATCTAAAGTAACATCCCGTGCTTCAAACCCAGCTCTGCGTAAAGCTTCTTTTTCTGTTAATCCATTTTTCAAAGCTTTATTGTAAGCTGATGAAAATTCTGCCATACGAGTTGTAGTTTCCGTAGCTTCTGACAAAATTCTTAATAGCTCTAATGGATTAGCACCCTTAACTTTATTCCATAAGGGCATTATATTTAATTCTTGGTGCACCTTAACATCCATGTAGTTTCTATCCATACTTACTAACATTGATTGTACCGCACCTGATCGTTCAAACTTATTAGTCATAGAATCAATTTTAGGTGATAGCTTGCCTGACATCATGTGAAATACACCACGAAAAGTTGATAGTATTGGAGCTGCTTGTAAAATACTGCCTGATTTAGAAAAAATGCCTGACTGAGATGTATCTCTCAATAAATTTCTTATAAAGAAATCAGGTGATAAAGTTGAGCCAGCTCTTAATAGTCTTGAGGGAATTGAAAAAGCTCTTATAAATCTACTAAGATTTACTTTATCCAAACCACGGATAGCTGTTGCAAATTCTTTACCAACTTGCCAAACTTCTTTTTCACCGTTTCTAAAAATAACAACTTCTGTTTCTGAAAGCACTGTGTTTTCTCTTCTAAAGACTGTCAAATTTTCAGCAGTTTTTGCATCAATTTTTGAATTTTCAAATACTGTGTTCATTTCTTCTGTCGTAATTTTAACAGCTTTCATTTTAGTTTTAACTTTATTTACTTCAGGAAATTTTTCAGGAAATTTTTCAGTCATTTCAATAAAACTTTTTACAGATGCATTGCGTTCTGCAACTGTAATAAAATGAAATACGTTGCCAAAAATAGATTCTATAGGATCAATAATTTTTAGATTGCTACCTTTAATTTTTTTAATAGGATTTGAAACTTCTTTACTTAAAGAACCAGCACCAGTAGCAGCACCTTTTTTATTAATCTCTTGCACTCTACTAAATGGTACATAATCTTTATTAGCTTCACGCATTGCCGCTAAAGCTTTTTCACTTAGAATACCTGAGTCAGCCATGTATTGTAACAAACGATCTTGAAACCCCTCTAATTCTTTAGAGACAGTTTCGTATTCTGCTCGTCTTTCTTTTACAATACGTTGAGCATCAACTAAATCTACACCAGTTTTTATATCTCTTTGATTTAATTCTATTACTCTTTTAGATACTAAATATTCAGACAGTCTTGCGTAGTCAGCCATATTTTTTAATGGACTTAAAACTTCTAATAAACTTTTTCCAGTGACTCGTGCTTGTGATCCAAATTCAAATGTAGCATTAGTTATAAATTGCATAGCAATTCCTACCATGCCTGGCTGTGTGCGTATTTCTTCGTATGGATTTAATCTACCATTTTTATATTCTTCAGGACCAACTCTTCTGACAGCTCTTAATAAAGGATGGTATTGATCGACAACAGTTCTAATAAATTCATTTTTTAAATCTTCAAAAGGGACTCTTTCCCTTGATGGAGGTTCGTAACTTATACTTTCAGCTACGCTTTTTCTTTCGACATTGGGGATGCCGATGCTTTCAGACGATCTAGTAGATACTGTTCCGCCATCTCGTCTTGTTTCAACATTCGTTGTGCCAACTCCTGATCGTTCAACAAGGATTGGTTCTCCTTTAGGGGTGGTGTCAAGTCTAAAAGTTTCTGCGACTTCTTTAAGTTCTTTTGCATATTCGTAATTTTCCTTTGATTGTTTAAATGCAGATTTTACATATTCTATAGGGACATATCTGCCGTTGTCCAATGTTCTTTTTAATGTTCTATAGATAGCTTCGTTAGCTGCTATTTCTAATCCACCAACAGCAACCTCATAACCCTTACTAACTAAATCTTTAACTATGCCTGTTATTTTAGCTGAACCACCACTACCAACTAAAGGTATTATTACATTTTTTCCTTCTTTTGTAGAAGCTGCTAAGATTTCGTAAGCAATAGCCTTACTTTCAAAATGCAACGCATTAGCTCCAATACCTTCTTGATATGTTTTAGCAAACTGTGGGTGTTCTTTCACAAAATCAGGATCAACTATTTGATATTTTTCTTTACCTGAATTTATACGATTTGCTTGTGTAGATTTACCAGTAGCAGATCCACCAATTAATATAACAGCTTTTCTATTATTATTAGCTTTTACATTGTTTAAATCTTTGATAACACCAGCCCAATTGTTTTTTGACTGCCAAGCTTCACTAAAGGTATTAGTTTTTTCATTAAAGTTACCTTCTTTAATAGCTATTTGTACTGTGTCCTCTATACGGGCAACACTATCTTTTAGTCTTATAATATCAGGATGGTTTTCAAACTCTGGACTTTCCAATAAATCTTTAACTCTTGATTTACTATATAAAGATTCATTAAATAAATCTTTTAGTGAGATTGTGTCCATAGTGTCAATATTTAGACTAATATCAAACTCACCTGGTATTTCACCTTTCTCATTCAATTCTCTTAATGATTTAAGTTCGTTGGCTTCAACAAATGACATTTCATTTCTACCAACCTTTGCTTCTTTTTGCTCTAAGATACTTAATCGTTCTTGTGTTCTAACAATTGGAGTATGTCGATCTACATTATTAATACTTAAAATATCTTCTTTTAAAATTGGATCATTAATAATTTCTTGAGTAGATTCAAAAACTGATTTTTCAGGATTCTTTTTTATATAATTATAAGTGTTTTCTATACCTTTAGAACCAAACCCCAAGATACCAAATAGGATAGCTGAATCTACCAGCTCTTCTTTTGTTGGCATCCTTTGCTCAATAACACCCATAGCAGTATTAAAACCAGCCCAACTAGCAGCATATTTACCAAATGCTTTAGCCCCGTAAATTTTAGATAATTGTGCAGTAGCTACAGGAGCAAATTTATTCATTACAAAGCCACCAGCTCCAGGTGCAGCAACAGCTGCGGCAATCATGGCTCCTTCTTTTAATCCACCTTTAAAACCTTCTTCAACAAAAACATCGGACCACTCTTTAAAAGTATTTACATCTCCACGTTCCAGAGCTTCTAAGTAACTTTCTCGTAAAGCTCCATTTACAAACCCAGCTGCAAATCCACCAGCTATAGGACTACCAGTTGCAAAAGTAGTTGCACCACCAGCACCAATATAAATAGGTGAATCAGCTAGTATTTGACCAAGTGATTGTGTAACTCGTTCTATGGTACTTGGATTAGTTAAGTCAGGATTTTTATAAACATCAGGCACTTCACCAGTCGTATAATAATTTTTCATTAGATTAATAGTAGAGCCATCTAATCCTCTTGAAAAATATCTCTTCAATTCAAAATCATTTTCATCAGAGCTAGAGTTGTTTACATAATCATCAATCATTAATTGAGTTTCTGATGTAGGTCTTGGACCACCAATGCCATATTCTAATTCAGGCATCCACTCATCATCATTTTTAATTTTATCAGTAAGATTTCGGGCAGCCTGTTCTGAATAAGATAGTTTGGACACGTTGGCCCAATACGCTTCTTGATCTTTATTAGGAGTTTTTTTAACACCAAACTCAGCTAGAATCTCATTGTCTGTATAACCCTGGGCTTTTAATTCTGCTCTTTTAGTTGCTGAAAAATTATCAATTTCTCCCTGGCTAAAGCCCACGGCTTGCATCTCATTTATTTCTTTTAATAATGAAGTCATAGTTTAACTTGTTGGTTCTAGCTTTTTCCATGCCTTGTATTCAGTAGATTTTTCCCACTCAGCTTTTGACATGCCTGATGGTTTTTGTGGTGCTTGCTCTAACCATGATTTTATATCTTGTGGTACTTCAGATCCTTCCTCACTACCTTTTGCTGATGCTGCAATTTCTGACATGAGCTGTGAGCTTGAAGGTATAAACTTGTCTATATTTTTTCCAATAAAATTAGGGCTTGTTTCAGACAACAAATCAATTGGAGCAAAGCCTTCCTTAATTCCGTTTTCATAAGCAGTACGCATGACTAAATTAAATTGAAATTGGCGGCCTTTGCCTTTGACATTATATTTAGCAAATGCTGGAGAACCTATAATTTGAGCTCCATAAGCTGTTAAGAATTGCTGAAATTGTTGTTCTTGAAATACTAAATCTTTGTTGTTGGTTTTAGTCATTAACGTAGATAAATTTGCAAATTGATTAAAACCTAAACCATCTAAACCACCAGTACGTTGAATAATACTTTTAGCTTCAGTTTCACCTGGTAATAGAAATGGTGACGTTACATTTAAAATTTCTTTATTTACTACTTGGTCAAAAATTTTGTTATATTGCTCTAACCCGCCATCAGTTGGCAGTTCACCATTAGCACCAGCTACAACTAACAATTTAAGCTGGTCCTTCATTGCGTTGCCAGCTACCCCTTGCCACTCCATACCATTAAGATCATCAATTCCAACAGTGCCATTAAATATGCCTTGGTACGCACCCATATAAACTGCTTCATTAGCTACATTTTCTTTAAAAGCTGTATTTTGACGATCCCAAGTTATCTCAGCTTTAATTTCTGATTTACGTTGAGACAAGGCTTGAGAAAATTTTAATTTTCCCTCTGCGTCTAAAGAGTCAAGTAGTGCTTTTTTATTTTCATCACCACCAAAATTGCCGCTATCTGCTTGTAAGAATAATGCTTCTGTTTCTTCTTCACTTCTTGTGGTGTCTAATGGTAAAAATTCTAACAAACTTATAACAGATTTATTGTTGTAAGACTCATTGGCCTTTGCTTTGTACTCAACTAATTTGCCAGGATCGATTAAATTAAAAAAATCTTTTGCTTCAAGATTTATAAATTCTGCTGGATTATTTTCAATGAGAGATACGGCTAATGTATTCAGCATAGCAACTTTCATATTCTCATCATACTGCTCTGCTGTAGTACCAGCGGGCAACATACCTCGATCTTTTAATCTTTGGCCAAATGAGAAATCTTTAATATCACCATTGTTATCAACTGTGCCAAATAATTTAGCACCCGCTTGAGATAAGCCTAAAGTATCTTTAACTAAAAATGCTTCGACATAATTATTAACAGTATTGGTAGCATCGTCTTTAATAGTTTCTTGATAAGATGTACGGTTATTTGTAAATACTGATCTTTCTACATTGAGATAACCACTTAATAAACTTTCACCACTTTTAATTAAAAATTTATCTCTTACTTGCCCATTAGAAATACTTTCAGCTACTTTTTGCTGCCAGGCTGTAGCAGCTGCGTTATAACTGGGTAGGGCCGTTTCAAAATCGTCACTAGTTGATGCTGTGATAATCATTTGGTTTTCACCAGGTTGATTGTTGTCCATATCACCAACTTTGTACTTCTTCATTGCCGCTAATAAATCTTTGTCGTTCTTAATAGCTTTATGTTTTTTGATAACTTCACCAGCAACGTCTGCTGCTTGAGCTGCTGCTTGATAAACCTCAGCTGCACCACTGTCTGCTATTAAAGGTCGATTACGACTAATAGGAGCTTTAGCTACTGTTTGACTTTCGTATGTTGGAATTTTAACCATGATAATTTTCCTTTACCACAAGACTATAATTGACTTGTAAATATCCTTTAGGATGTATTGATACAGCTTCAGGTATATATTTAATTAATTCTTGAGCTAGAACACCAACAGTAGGATCATCTATGCCCATAGATTTTGCTAAATTATTCCAATTCCATTTGTAAACACCAAAACCCTTTTCATGTTTACCAAGATATTTAATATCTTTTTTAAGACGAACATCTGAAGCTGTACTTGCAGCTGCTGCTGCATCTTGGGCACCAGCTAATAATGTTGAACCAGCTTTTAAATAAGATGCTCGTTTTGCATTTTGTCCTCTTGCTAGAGCTGCGGCACCTTGCATTTGTGAAATGACACTTAGCTCAATCTTATCAGCTGAGTCTACTTTAGCATTGTACCTGATGGTTTCTTTTTCCATTTCAGCTTGAGCATAATTATTTTCTAATACTTCTAAAGCTGTACCTGATAATGTTACACCTGACTTTAAATAAGCCATTTCAGCTTCAGCTTGTAATGTTTCAAATTGATTATCAAATATTTTTACATCTCGATCACCAAGCTTAATAGCCGTCTCAGCATCCATGCGTAATTTTTCAGCATTACGTTCTGCTATTTGTTTATTGGCTTTGCCATCAGCTTCGGCAGCTCTGCCTGACATGACACTTGCACCAGCACTTAATATACTAGTAGCCATTAGTAAGTCCTCGCATATAAGTAATAATCATTACCATCTAAATATTGTTTCATTAAACCCTCTTGTGTTAATCCTAGCCAATTAGCAAATTTATGACCAATCTCATAATCTGCTTTGACTGTTGTTTGTAAACGTTGCACCTTATGTAAAGGCATTTGTTTTTTAAATATTCTTTTTATTATTCTTGCGGTAGCAATCGGATGATTTTTTATATCTGCCGTTGCCATAATCCAGCCTTCGTAAACATGGTCCCATAATTCAACCATGCCACCAGCTGCTATAACTTTACCATTAATTAATCCAGTCCAACTGGTATCAGGTTGTACCAACTGTTCTAAATTTTTTAAGTATCGATCTTTGACATTAACAATCTCAGCGTTCATTTGATGCGTAGCTATAAATTTAGCATGCTCAAATTCAAACGGAATTATCTCTATCATCCTTCATATACTGTGACTTCAGGATAGATGGCCAATATAGTTAATGGTAATGGTTGAGTCTGCCTTACAAACACATGACCATCCGTATTGTAATCATCTCTAAATTCTATTGTCTTATCACCAGTAAATAAACTAATAGGAACATCCATTAACGCACTACTTGATCTAAATGGAATATTTTCCATGTTATCTAAATCTCCACCAACTTCTAAGCCAAGAGTTTTGTGCATCCGAATTGTTATTTCGTTTATTCTTTTAATTTTAGATTGTGCCACACCTTGAGCTGAACCAGCTTCAATGCGTAATGTTTGGAGTAGGGATGTATAACCTAAACCAACATGTACTTTTTGTGCGGATCGATCTAAACCTATATCTCCACCACTTACTACCTTATCTGCATGTGATGCTCCATCTGCCAGGATAGTAACAGTTTCACCTTCTAAATGGTCCAGGCCTGATAACGTGGTAGTAGGAACACTGTCATAAGTTAAGCCACTATCCATAAAAAAAGCATCGTCTTGGGTATCACCAAAATTAAATTCATTTAAATATTCAACGGTCCGTCTGGTCGATCCATTAATAAAACGATTAACCACCATCCATAATTGATATTCCCCATCATCACTTGGAATAACTCCAATAGACTCACATTTAGCATCAGTTAAAATAAGATCTGTTTCAGTGCCGCTTGATGATGTAGCGTATTGTAAATCTACAAATGTACTAAGATCAGTGGATGTAGATACTTTAATTTGATTATCGTCTATTCGTTTTACAAAATATTTTGCATTTTTAGTTAAGCCTGTAAGCTTAGTGCCAGCTGGTCGATAATAAAAATAATCACCAGTCGATAAACCGTGAGCTGCTGAATATAAAACATTAGTAGCAATGTTTACGCCTTCAAAAATATATTGCACCGTAGAACCAGTAATAGATGTTATATCTACAGCTGCGCCAGCTGTAGCATTAGCTGAAGTTGTAGCAAACTTTAATGTATTGCTATTAGTTGCTATGGCAAAATAAAGTAAGTCAGTTTGTAAACCACCAATCTTATTGGCAGTAGCATAATAATAAATTGGATCACCTGTACTAAATCCATGTGAGCTTATAGTAACAGTGTTGTTGGCTACACTTACAGTGCTAGAGCTTGCGGTCCAACTTTTAAATGCATGAGCAATAGTTTTACCTGTATCAGCAAAGCCACCTAAAATGTGTCGATGCCAGGCTACTACTTCTTCATTTCTTTGATATGTTAATCCTAATAGCGTGCCATCGTTTCTAACAGCCCATAAAATGCTGTCAGGTTCTTGTTGGTATGCAAATTGAATTAATCCACCTTCAGTAATATGTTCTGCCAGGATTGTCATATCAGGTGCTACATAACCATCTACATCATAGTTATAAACTAATTCTCTAATTTTTCTTTTGGCACGTTGTAAAAACATAGTAACGTTGGCAATCTGCAAAGCATCTAAATTAGCAGATCCATAGTTAGTTTGTTTTGTAATCTGAATATTAGTTGGTGTTACGGGTTCATTAACACTTCCTGAAGTTGCTAAAAATTCACCACCTACAGTACCAATTAATAATTGATTAGTTGCAGATAAAAATCTAATGGCATTAACTTGGTTAGATGCAATGGTATAAATCATAGCATCGGTTGCATTTACACCAGTAGTAAAATTTTCATAAGAACCAGCTTTACTAAACCATAATGATTGTGGGTTATTGTCTGTACCACCAAACACTAAACGCTGTTCAAAAAATGAAACCGTACTAGGGTAGTTACCAGTTGCATAATTTAAAATTGGATCATTAACTCGTTCTACTACATCACTACCACCAGCACTAAATGTGCCGTAGCTGCTGGTATTTAAATTAGTTCCTGTTGCATCTTGTAAATTAAATGTAGTACTACTACCTATAGTACCAACTTTGAATAAAAGGTTATTAGCCAATTGTGTCATGCCACCAATACTTCTAAACGTTACAAAATCTCCAACTGCAAATCCATGATTAGCAGAAGTAGTAACAACACCTGGATTAGCTTTGGTAATTCCTGAAACGGTAAAATCAGTACCTGTATCAAGGACCACTGCATCTAAGGACCATGCAGTATGTCCTGTTCTGCTTAATTTTTGTATAGGGTAAGTAGGATGTGTGATGTACATCACATCTGCGGATTGTGCGTATTTTAATTGAAACAAATCAGTTTTATCATACGGTGTGGTTATTTGATAAATTCTAAATGCTGTGCCAGCTGAAGAATAAGTAGTTAGAGCTGAGGTATTAAAATTATTACCATCCATATCTAATAATTGAAACGTGTTAGTTGCAACAGTACCTACTTTAAATTGTCGGCCATTAAGTTCTTTCATGCCAACAATATTAGCTAAAATTACATAATCACCAGCAGAATAACCATGAGAGTTAGCTGTAACTACACCTGGATTAGCTTTAGTAATTGCTGAAATAGTTTTGCCATTTTCTGTAATAATTCCATTGTCTTTAAAAAAACGTACATATTCATCACCAAACTCCATCATGTAAGTTTGCGTGGTTGAAAATTCAAATGGAATAAGACGAGTTGCATTACCACTAGTTTTTACTTCAGCAGCATAAACAGTACCAGGCCGTCTTGAAACTCCTCCGTGTGGATGTACTGTCATATTTTCTAAAGTACGACATCCCCTGAAATACTGTTGTAAATCAGTTCGACCATCTAAACGTGGAGATAGTTCACCAGCCGCAAAGCTAGTAAAGGCAAAAGTTGTCTTAGCCATTAGTACCTCGAATTAATAAATGAGCTTGAATCTAAACTGTATGGAGTACCTTCAGTAGCATCCACAAAGCGTGCTTCTTTTAGTTTACTTTGATAAATTTCTTGTAGTTGTACTGACACAGTAGTGGATTGCGTAATGGCATAAGCTATTTCTGCTGCTAAACGTGCACCAATTGTTTCAACTAATAATGTGTCATATTCCTGGGGATCTATTATTTTAGCCAGGTATGTTAAAAATACTTCTGATTCATCAGTAATAATTTTACGACCTTCAACTTTAAATTGTTGGCCATTGTCTAAGTCTGATGATGAACCGTTATGATACCCACCTATTTTCATAACTCGAATACTGTCTGATGGTAACGTGTATTGATATGCGTATTCGTATGCTGGAGTAACTGTATCTGCTGCTAGTTGCACTCGTTTGATTAAACAATTCCAATAATGCGTTCTAAAGATTGCATCACGGATAGGTTCAAAACGTTGATTGCATAACCGAGCATTTTTAGAATCTTCTGTTAATGCAGTGATGTTGGTTGCACCCAAACTATTTAAAGCTGAGTTACAAATTTCTACTACTGATGTCATATTATCCTACTAATGTTTTTTTCTTTGTAGGAAATCCAGCTTTCATATTACTGTAGGCTTTAGATGTAATAGTTGATTTTGATTTTGATCTTGAAGTGCCAGCTTTTTTTCTAGCGTTCATGTTTGCGTATAAACCTTTTGCCATTTTAAATCCTTATAAATAATTTAATAAAATTAAGGACAGCCGCATAACGACTGCCCTTAAAGTTTTTAGTGTCTAGTTAATAACATAATGAATGTTAAAAGACATGTCACCAGCAGTACCACCAGCAGCTTGCATAGTTGCAGCTATATAGTAATACCCACCAGGATCTACTGAATCACCAGCAAGCGTGTGCATTTTCTGCCCAGCTGTGTTGATGTTTGCAGCTTCGAAAC